AGCGATCGCGGTTGAACAAAACGCAACGGCAACGGAACAAGCGAGTTTATCAATACAAAATTCAGAAACCGCCGTCATAAGTTTAATTCAAGAAAAAAACAAAGCGCAAGACGACGCGGACGTTGTGAATGATCGTGTTTTGGCAACGTCAACGGAATTGGAAAAAATAAACGATCAAATCGCAAAAGTTTATGCGGATCAAAATTCAATTTTGGCGGGTTTAAGTCAAACAACAAACACACATTCGTTTGCGACGGGAAATTTAAAAACCGCATATCAGTTATTAAAAGACGAAGTCAAAGGATATGAAGACGAATTAACAAAACAAATTGTTATTGGTGAACAAGCAAAAACGGCGTTTATAAATTCCGAAGAAGCGCAAACAATGAGTGTCGAAGAACGCGCAAAACGTGTTGCGGAAATAGAAGCGGAAACGGCAACAAAAGTAACAAAGGCAACAAACGACGTAATAAAATCCAAAAAGGATTTAAAAGTTGTTGACGACGAAATCGAAAAACAAAACAAAATCATCAATAAAGATTTAGAAACGCAAACAAATAAATTATTAGAATTGCGCGAAGCGGGACAAAAGGTGATCGACGCGGACAAAGAACAATTAAAAATATTACAAAATTTAGAAAACGCGGGTGCGGACGTTGCAAAAGAACGAATTTCATTGGCGTTAAAAGTTGCAAAAGCGGAATTGGATTTGGCATTGAAAACGGCGGAAGCGTCGGGAATTTCAACCGATCAACAAATTGCAGACATCAAAAGATTAAAAGGTGAAATCGAAGGTTTCGAAGTGGCATTAAAAAGTGACGGCGCGTCGGGCGGATTTTTAAAAGGTGCAATTTTTGGGACGAACGAAGAAGGCGGAATTTTTACGGGCGAAGAATTGATCGGTGCAATTGATATGACATTATCCCAAGTTACGGACGTTATGTCGTCATTCAATCAATTACAACAAGAACAATTGAACACACGATTGGGTGTCATTGAAGCGGAAAAATCAAAAGAAATTGAAGCATACAAAGAAACCGAAGAATTCGCGTCAATGAGTGCCGAAGAACAAGCGGACGCAATCGAACGAATCGAGAAAAAACACGACGACAAAATGTTGGCGTTGAAAATTGAGCAATTCGAAAAAGACAAAAAATTACAAACCGCCCAAGCAATTATCGGTGGCGCACAAGCGGTGATGGGAATTTTAGCGGGATCAGCAACGGGAAATGTCATTGCGGACGCAATCATTAAGGGTGTTATGATCGCGGGTGTTGTAGCAACAACGGCGTTTCAATTAGCAACAATAAAAGCACAAGCACCGCCAACGGCGGAATTGGGGGGTGTTATGGACGATTCATTTTTCAAAATGGGCGGAATGGTTCACGGACGATCACACGCACAAGGTGGTGAAAAATTTAGTGTTGGCGGACGTGTTGCGGAATTAGAAGGTGGCGAAGCGGTGATCAATAAAAGATCAACGGCAATGTTCAAACCTATATTGTCAAAAATGAATGTTGCGGGTGGCGGACGTAAATTTGCGGACGGCGGAATGGTTTTCCAAACGGACACATTAACGGGTGACAACGATATTTTCGAAGCATTAACCGACGCAATGTCAAATCAAAAAGTGTTGTTAGTTGAAGCGGACGTCACAAATTCACAACGAAATGTCAAAAATATTGAATCAAGAATAACATTTTAAAAAATAAAATTATGTTTATAGTAGATAAAAAAACAAAGAAAAAAAGAATGGACATTTGCAGAAAATGCGCCCATCGATCAAACAAGTTTTTACGCGTTTTAAATTATGATTCGTGTTCACTTTGTAAATGTTTATTAAGTGCAAAAACAAGTGTCACAAAAGAATTTGACGGGAAATGTCCAATTGGTAAATGGTAAAATAAACATATATTTGTTGAAAAAAACATTTATTTATGACGTTACCAATATATAAAAAAAGTAAATTTGACGAAATGGAAAACAAACAAAACCAAATTGCAAAAGACATAACATCGGACGATCGCAAAGAAATAACACGTTTAATGGTTCGATTCATTAAACACAAAGACGCACGGGGTGCGTGGCAAATACCGCGAAAAGAAGGAATGCAATTGTTGCCATATTTTCAAAAATATGTTGATCCAAACACCAAAGGAAACATTTTTGGTTGTGGGGGTTGCGCAAAAAAAATGGTTGATTATATGTTTTCTATTTATAAAATATGGCAAAACCAAACGACATAACATTGGTGATTGATTTTATCGAAACAATATGGGACGAAGTGCAAACGCGTTTCGGGGAATTCGCGACGCCAAAAGACGTTGTTTATCATTTAACGGAACGCGGGTTGTGTGAACCAACACGAATTCGAAATTATTTGATCATTGCAGATTTTGACGTTATATTGAGGGAAAACAAAGGACACGTCACACATACATTTATGGATTTGTCAATAAAATACAACCTAAGTGATCGACAAATTCAAGGTATCGTTTACAAATACCGCCCGAAATTCACGAAAAATGAAACAATTTTGGGTGATTATAAAGTAAAAGTCAAAAAAATACACAAAAAAAATCGTCGTTAAGTCGTTGATTTACAAGGGAAAACAAAATAATTCCCTTTTTTTATGCAATTAAAGTGAAAAAAAGTTGCACGGAATGAAAAAAAGGTTGTATATTTGAACCATAGAAACAACGGGAATAATCCCAAAACCAAAAAAAACCAAATAAAATGACAAATCAAGAATTAATCAACCAATTAAACGAAGGAACAAAAAGAACAATCGAATCAGTTAACGGAACAACAAGACGTTTAGTCAAAGAAATTTCAAAAGACGATTTAAAAAATTCAAAAGAATTAAAAGAAATGTTTTCATACTATTGTCCAAGCGTATTAGCGCGTAAAATAAAAGGGTATGAAAAATGGGGACGTATATTCACGGAAAAAGTGGACGCGGAATCAAATTATGGACGTCCATTAAATTTTTATTATGAATTTGTTTGTCCCGACGGATTAAAGTTGATCAATAAATTAGAAACAACAACATCAATTCATTGTGGCGGTTTTCAAAAAGTTGACATCGTGCCAACGGACAATTTCACAATTGAAAACGGAAAACCAAAAATCAACAAAACAAACGAATATGTTATGAAAATGGACAAATTCAAATTTGCGGATATGGACAAATTGTCAAGAATTTCAAAATCACGTGAAGGAAGAAAATTCATCACAACAAATTTAAAACACCAATTTGTGACGGATATGTAATCCACAAAAACAAACATTAAAAGACACGGGCGAACAACCCGTGTTTTTTTATTCCCGTTATTTCGTAAAACTTTTTTTTACCTTTTTTATTTTTGTCACAATGAAAAATTGGTTCGAAATACAAAACAACGCAAAGTCGGAAACGGCGGACGTTTATATTTATTCAGAAGTCGGCGGACACGACGTGAACGCGAAAAATTTTATCGACGAATTAAAAACGATAAAAGACAAAAACATTGACGTTCACATTAATTCATTGGGCGGATCGGTGTTTGACGGATTGGCAATTTACAACGCATTAAAAAATCATTCAAAAAAAGTGACAACCAAAGTCGAAGGAATTTCGGCGTCGATTGCGTCGGTTATTGCAATGGCGGGTGACACAATAGAAATGGCGGAAAATTCATTGTTTATGATCCACAATCCATTTGCAATGAGTGGTGGCGACGCAAACGAATTAAGAAAAACCGCAAACATTTTAGATAAAATAAGAAATGAAATCGCGGGAATTTACGCGTCAAAATCAAAACACAACGCGGATCATTATATTAATTTAATGGACGTCGAAACGTGGTTTAATTCAACGGAAACATTGGAAATGGGATTAATTAATGGAATCACACAACCATTAAAAATCGAAAACAATTATGACGTTTCAAAATTTGAAAATATTTCAAACGAAAAAATAAACAAAATTATTAATCAATCAAAAACAATTGTTATGGCGGAAAATACGCAAAATGAAAATGTCGAAGAAACAAAAGAAGTTTCAAACGACGCAACGTTAATTGGTAAAATCAAATCAATGTTGGGTGTTAAAAATGAACACGAAGAAGGACACGAAGAAGGCACACCCGCAGAAAAAGCGGATTGGGCGTTAACATATGAAGAATTAAAATCAAGGGTTGACAATTTAGAAAACGCAATTCACGACATCGAAGAAAAAATGGGAATGGCGGAAAACGAAGTTGAAAACAAAACAAAAGAATTAGAAATTGCAAACGAAGAAATACAAAACAAAGCGTTAGAAATTTCTAAATTGAAGGCGGGTAAAACCGACGTAAAACCAAACAACGATCCAAGCGTGATCGAAAACGCGGTGGTTGATCCAAATATGGCATTTTTCAACGCAATGGTGAACACATTAAAACGCAAAGCATAACAAATAAAAAATTAACTAAAAAAAGAATTTAAAATGGCAAACGTAGCATTAGACAACATCAGCGCAAATTATAGTGGCGCACAATTTAACGAATTGTTTTTAGAACCAATCTTTAGGGATTCGGACATTATGCAATTCAGAGTAATTCCAAACGTAAAACACAAAATGAATTTATACACGGCGGACGCATTGTCTTGCATCGTGAAAAAATACACAACGTGTGGTGGTGCGGAATCGGGCGATTTCAATATTAACGACAAAGTGATCACGGCGGGAAGAATGAGAGTTGCGGTTTCACAATGTCAAGACGCATTTTTCGGAACGTTTTTGGAAGAATCATTCAAAAATGGTGTTAACGTTTTCAATTTAGAAGGAACGGCGTTAATGGACACAATTTTGCAAAATGTAAGAAACGGAATTTCGCAAGACGTTACACGTTTGGCGTGGTTTGGTGATACAGACGAATCGGGGGACAATGCAAGTTGTTACAATTCAACCGACGGGTGGTGGAAACTATTAATTGCGGATTCAGTAATTAACGGAAGAAAAACGGCAATCGCAAATTCAGCAAGTTTCGCAACGGGTGACGCAATTGTTGCATTACGTGCAATGTGGGCAAGTGCGCCAAGTGCATTGCAAGGTGTTCCAAACAACGAAAAAGGAATTTACGTTTCGAGGTTAATGTATGACGATTATTTGACATCATTAGAAAATTTAGGAAACGCGGAAGGATTTTCACAATTAGTTGACGGATCATTGAAAGTTTATTTTAGAGGTGTTGAGGTTATACCAATGTATGATTGGGACGTTGCAACGTCACAAAGATTAATCGCAGACAACGTTCGTGCGTGTTACGTAGCAAAACAAAATTTAGCGGTTGGAACGGACACAAACGATCCCGAAGGCGAAATGAAAATGTTTTACGATGATTTAACGGAAAAAGTTTATGTTAGAGCATATTTCAAATTAGGTGTTCAGTTTTTACACGATTCGTTGGTTCAAATAGGATATTAATTAATAACATTAAAAAAATAAAGATATGAGCATTACAAGTGGACACAATGTGGTTTGTTGCGATAGAAATAGACGTGGCGGATTAAAAACAATACATTTAGCAAACACGGACGATATAACATCGTTCACATTAGACGCAACGGCGGGATCGCACGGATATACGGCGGTTGTTATGTCGGGCGCAACAACGTTTTATAAATGGGAATTTGAGAGAGGAACGGCGGGTTTTACGGCGAACGCAACAAGGGAAAACGGATCAACGTTAATTGAAGTTTCATTAGAATTTTACATTCCAAAAGTTACGGGCGAAGTTAATTTCGATTTAATGGAGTTGGTTACAAGTTGTGGAATTACGGCAATTGTTGAATCATACGCGGACGATTGCGCAGATCCCGCAGTAACATACAAATTCGTTTTAGGTTGGGATCAGATTTTCGAAGAAACGGCATATATGGAATTCACATCGGGTGAAGAATCAACGGGTGTTGGTTTACAAGACGCAAACGGAACGGCAATCACAATAACAACACAACAAGGTGAATACCCAAGAGCATTCACGGGAACAATCCCCGTTTAATATTTAATTATATTAATTGCATAAATTCATTGTTTGAATTCAAATTAGATTGGGGACATTTAAACGTGTTCCCAATTTTTTTTGTTCAACGTTCCAATTGTGAAAAAAAGTTGTATTTTTAACAAAACAAAAAATTAATAAAATGGCAAAATATAAATTACACAAAGACGTCGCGGGTTCAACATCATTTCGATATGATGGGAAAAAATATGAAACAAGAAATGTTGATCAATCATTATTGAAAAAATTATTCAAAGAAGGTTTCGAATATGTAACGGAAATAAAAGAATCTAAAAAATCCACGAAAAATGACAAAAAAGAAAACAACGAAACAAACGATTAAAAACGTTGCAAAAAAAGTTGGATTCACAAAGTTTGACATTTTTAATTTAGGAATTCCCGAAAAAATACGTGAAAACGTAGATTTGAAAACAATTCGAACGCCGTTCATTCCAAATGGTGAAGACAATTTGTTTCCCCAATTTTTGGCGGAAGTTGCGCGACAATCGCCAACCCATCGTTCGATTTTAGGGCAAAAGAAAATTTTATCAATTGGGAAACAATTTCATTCAGAAAATCCAAATGTTCAATCATTTATTGACGACGCGAACACGGGCGAATCATTGCGTGAAGTTTACGGAAAAATAATTGGTGATTACTACACGTTCGGAAATGCTTATATGCAAATTGTAAGGTATGAAGGCGGGATCAATTTATATCATATTGATTCCACAAAATGTCGTGTTTCAAAAGATCAAAAACACATTTACATTCACCCCGATTGGGCGAAATATGGACAATCAAAAGAA